CAATTTACATGACCTTTATTTAAAGAGGTACCGTCTGTGTAGTATTCATTTATATCGTAAGGTTGAATCGGTTTAATTATTTCTCCGTCCCAACTAACTCTTTTGATACGTATTAAATCATTTGGTAATTCAAACTTGCCATTGTTTCCTGTAGAAACAAAAAACCATATTACTTTTTCTAAACACTGTGTACGTTCTACAAAATCAATTTCAGCTTCTTTTAAATATTCAACTACATTTGTAGTAGAATCATTGAAGCTGCGTTTTACTTTGTTTTGTAAGTCTGTCCAAGTGTATGCCATAGTATCCTAATTGATAGAGGGGGCACAACGATACTCAAGAGTAAGGCCCCCAACTATCAGGTTAAAGGTTAAAGATTAATAACCAGTCGCTAGACCTTTTACACGACCCAACATCCTTGGAGCACTGCAAGTTAATGCACCTAACCAAAGGATTTGACCCCATGCTGCATCGTAGTTTTCTGGCTTTTTAAAACCAGTGAACGTAAAGTTCCTCTTACGATGGTGTCTGAATTGAACGTAATTCTCATTCAAGAAGAACATTTCTCCATCAGGACACTGATGGTCAACAACTACAGGAATACCACGATACTCAAGAGTTTGGAATCCAGCATCAGCAATATCGCTATTAACAAAA